CGTGGCGTTGCGTTGCGATGCGCGGCGGGGTTAACTGGTATTATTCATTTGAATATTTCCTAAAAGACTTTGCGTTGCGTTGCGTCGAGGCGAGTAGCGCTGCGGGGCGGGGCGTGGTTAAACCTTATCAGCGATAAACGCTTGAAGCGTTTCCTTCACTGGCAACTCTGATGAACGGCCAGAAGCAGCCGTTGCAATTTGCTGCAACTTACCCTTGTTTGCCATATACGCGACTGCGCCAAAAAAGCTTGACTTGATGACATGGCTAATCTGTGCGTGATTACTCATGCCAGTAAAGTTCTCTACGCAGGATAGTTTCTTGACTGAACGCTTGGCGTGACGGCGCGCTTTGCGAATGTCCTTGTCGCATGTCGCAATCTCTTCGTCTGCCATACGTTTGATGCCAATGCCGCGAACGCTATCAAATGCTCGGCGGTCTTCATTCAAAATGATACGCTTGGCGCTTTGTAGGACGCCTGACGTTGACGTTATTTTCATTCCAGTAAGGCGAGACAGTTCGCCGTATGTAATATCTTCGCCAACCTTGGCGTCTAAAAGGCGCTTGATGATAGCCTGAGTTTCAAATTTTCTGTCTTTGACGATTTGCATTTTTTTCTCCTGTAATGAACTTAGCGTTGCGTTGCGTTGAAGCGCGTTGCGGTGCGTCGAGGCGAGAGGCGGCGCGATGGAATACTCCATCACAAAAAGCACAATATGCCCTTGGTGATGGAGGGGGAGGTTAGGGCCTCCCCCCGTCGAGTTGCGTTGCGTTGAGCTGCGGTGAGCAGCGTGGCGACGAGTTGCGCCGTTAACCTAAATCTTGATACTCAAACTTTGTTGGACGGAAGCGTCCGTTCATTCCTCCGTTTTCTGGACGGAAGCGACCGACGCCTGTAAAACGTCCTGCCTCCAAGACAAACCGTTCAAAAACATCTTTAGTGATTACGTCATCAAGGATTGCGAATTGAACATCTGCTTTCCAATTTGCAACAACTGGAAATGTGCGCTTGACGCGCTTGCCAGAGCCACGAACGCCGTCAGAGTTGGCGTTGATAGTGACTGACGGAACGGTGTCTTTGTGCCAGCCTTCAAGGCGCACGTCTTCAAGGCATTGAACGCCGCCAACAAAGTGTTTTGTGTATGTGGCTTTGCCTTTACCGGGGATTTGTTCACCAAGGCGCTTTGCAACTGTATCAAGGCATTGCTTGAACGCCATTGCCGGGATGGTGATTGTCCCGTCTTCTGCGGCTGTGCATTTCTCACGCCACGTTCTTTCCTCATAATCTCCCGCAGCCTCCTTTGCCAACTTTGGCGTGTCGTGCATACGCGACTGCGAATAAGGTGAAATGCTTTCAATGGTAACGATTGCTATCTTAGGCATTGCCATGTCTCCTGTCTGGCGTAGTGGAAAGAAAGGCTCGTAAGCCTTTCCTAATCTCCTGCGTGATACTTCCGCGACGTTTTTAAAAAGGAATGTCGTCCGAAAGTTCTTCCGCCAAAGGGACGCTGCGCTTTGTCGGCGCTAGTCCTGGCTGCTGCTCCACGGCTTTGAGAGTGCCAGTGAAGAAACGGCGACCGTTCTTTTCCTTGGCCCATATGTTCATGTAAAACTCATAGCCATTCTCATCGGTAAGCTTCCCGGTGAGGTCAGGGTGAGTGTCCTTTTCCTTGCGGTCATTCTTGGAAAAGATGAACGAGCCTTTGTTGTCGTAGTCTGCCATCAATCAACCTTTCATATATTTCTTGCGAAGCAACGCTTCTGTTTCGTCAAGCTCGGCAAGAAACTTCAATGTCTCTTGTTCAAGCTCTGCAATCATGTCGTTGTTCCGCTCGACACGGATAACGAGCAATCGCATTTCTTCCGGCAAACGTGGGTCGTATGCCGCAAAGTCACACCAATGGCGGTCACAACATGCTAACTGCCATTGAATTTGTTTCATGTAGTTGGCGGGAATTTTTTCTGTTTCCAGATATTCCAGCATTGTCGATGTGTTGGGACACTTAATTTCAAGCATCCCGTCATCGCCAATAAGACCGTCAGGGCTTGCTCCTGCGTTCTCAATTAGAGGATGAACGACAAAGCCTGTCTCAACGACTTCGTTGTTTGTGTAAAAACTATATGCTTCGCGCGCGTAAGGCTCTTGGTCATTACCCCATTGCATAGAAGGGCTTTTATAAGTGTCTTGTTGAGCGCCTGTTAAACGCTCAATAAGCTTCTCTGCCTTGTAGTTTGCGCGCGACGCGCCATAACCTGCCTTCGTCTTCGCAGTCATGTCTCCCATGCGCGAAGCGGTCACTTTGCCAAGCCTCTGCTTGAACCAAAGCTCTGTGCCTTGAACGATGTCAGCCATCGACTGCATCCTTCTTTATCTTGGCGAGCTTTGTGTTAAGCGCGGTAAGGGCCTGCTTGTAACCTTTGCTATCAAGCTCCGTCAGCGCAGTAACCATCAGATATTTAAGGAATGAGCCTTCCTTAGTTTCCGTCTTGGTCATCAAGTCTTGCAACTCAATGATTTGCTCTGCGGTAATTGGCTCGGAAGGTTCTTCTGGCTCGAATTGCGGCGCGCTTGTCCCGTCGAATTCTTCTGCAAGGTAAAGACCGCCAAGCAAGTCAGCAAAGCCGTCACGCAAAGCAAAAGCGCGGGCGCGCATAGTCAGCATACGGTCAGGATATTGCGACCAAGGACCGCCTTTACCCCACAAGCCTGCTTTCTTTGCGTCCATTGCGCTGAACTGGCGATGAATTAACTCTGGCCCGCGCTGTGCTTCACAATGCGCAACGCGCTTATCGCCTTCGCCTTCAAGCCATTCTTTAACATAAGTGGCTTTGCCGGATGCACGAACGATAGCAAGTGCAGCCTCGCCCATGATAAGGGCGCGACCGTTGACGACAGGGATTTTCTCCAATGATTGAAAAGGCGCAAGTCCTACTTCCATCCCGCGCATAATTGAAATCATAACTTGCGCTGGCGTATTCATACCCTTTGGAGCCATGCCAGCTTTGAATATCATTTCAGCAAGCTGCGCTGTTTCAGCAACGGTTTGCGGGATGATTGCGCTTATCTTTCGCGGCGCTGCGACAACAACATCATTCATTGTTAGCGGTGCTTTCAGTTGCAGGAATTATTTGTAAGCCTTCAACAAGGTCAGCGAATTGTTTCGCAGGCAAAGAAACCGTTAGGCAGTTTCCTGTTTGAGCCTTGTTAAAAATGATGACGACGGTGCCTCCGACATCGAAGCCCGTCACTCTGGCGTCAGCGCCAAAGCTGATTTGAAGGGGGGAAATAATATCCAATTTGTCCTCTGTGCTGGCGGGTTGAACGAAGCAGACCCTATTCCAACACAGTTGGTAATGCAATAGAGAAATCATATACAGTTGGAAAATATATAATTGAGTAATGAAAGTCTAGCTGAAAACTTAGGCTTGATGTTTGATAAATAAAATTTTAAGTGGCGTTGCTGTTTCCAACTTATATGTAAGGTCTTCCGTTGGATAAGAATAAACAATTACGCAATCTTGCAATGCAATTAGCCTCGCAATTGCCCGACGAGCCTGCGGATTTATATCTAGTAATAGATTTAATGAGGGAGTTGGCAGACTACTGGTTGTATTGCGGGCGTATGTTATACCCGCAAGGTAGTGTCCCTGTAACGGAAGCTTATTTAGATGAACGCTTGCGCGAGGTTGAGGCGCGAGCGGCTAGGGCGGCGTCTTTGTCAGAGGCCGCTGACGATGAAGCTTCTTCTGTTAATAAGGTCATCAAGTTTGCTGGCAAGCCCGAAAGGTCGCCGCGATAAATAAAGTCTAGGCCTGCTCCTGTTACTGAGCATATTTTCATGCCGTAACCTACTGGCATAAGAGCAAGGCCTCGTTCCCAATTATTATATTGAGATACCTCTGCTCCTATAAGAGCGGCCATGGCGGTCTGCGTCTTTATTCCTCTGGCTTTTCTAAGGAATGTCAGACGTTTACCTATGTCTTGAAATGTCGATTTACTCATTACTCTACTATGCTCCGTATGTGCTACTGGCGGTCAGCAACACGGTCCATGGAGTGTGTAAATAAACCAATTATTAATTACTGCAACTGGCTACGCTTGTCATAATCCAAAATATTTGGATGGCAATATGGGGAAAATACGCATTGACTAATTCCAACACAGTTGGTAATTCGGTCATATGGCTAAAAAACTCCATACCGTTGACGAGGTTGTTTCCGCGTTAGGCGGGCGCATTGCCGTCGCTAAACTATTTAATCGTGGCGCCACAGCTATCGACCATTGGCTAACCAGTGGTGTCATACCATGTCACGCTTATCCCGAAGTCTTAGACGCTCTTGCTTCTGTCAATAAGACAGTTGGCGTCGAGTTGTTCCAGTGGGGCCGCGCTGCACAACGCCGTTCCAATCGGAGGAACGCGGCGTGAGTGCTGTTACTTATAACAACAATAGTAAGTTCGATATTCAGTTAAGCGATGCACTTATAGACGAGCGCAGGCTTGGCGAAGTCTTTTCAATGAAGCGCATTAATCGCGTGGAGTTAAAGACAGAAGAATGGCAATGGGAAAAGACGGGAAATATTTGCGTTGAATTTCGTTGGCGCGGCGCGCCTTCTGGAATTGCAATAACAGAAGCAGATTATTGGGTCCATGAATTGACGCGCGATGGCGTGTCTCTTGGCTATCTCATGTTTCCTATTGAGCGTTTCAAAGAAATTTGCCGTGAAGCTTACAAAGCAGGCAAAGTTCGTTTTGGTGTTGGCGATAACGGCAATTCGGATGTCATCCTTTTGAAGTTATCGGACATAATAGGATGAGCAATCCTCAATTAATCTTTTTTACTATTCCCGGCGAGCCTGTCCCTTTTGCAAGGGCTGGCGCGTTTGGAAAAAGACGTTTCACGCCCCGTAAGCAAAGCGATTTTATGGGCGTTGTGAAGCTGTATGCGCAGCAAGCAATGATGGGTAACGCGCCGTTAGAAGGCCCGCTGCGTATCAATTTGTGCGCGACCTATCTGCACCCTCAATCATGGAGTGAAAAGAAAAAAGCAAAGACATTTTGGAAGCAGTCAAAGCCTGACGCCGACAACATTTACAAACTGTTTGCTGATGCTGCTGAGAAAATAATTTTCTTAAACGATAGTCAGATTTGTGAAGTCAATGTCAGCAAAGTTTACGGACCAATTGCAAAATTAACCGCAGAAATATCGGAGTTAAAAGATGACCGCCAGCATCGCCACGTTCCCGCATAGGCCGGATGGTAGAATGACAAAGCAAGAATATGCAGCCCATATGAAAAAGGTATGGGAACGCATGGGAATGGTTAAGCCTGCGCCGCTTGTTACGATACAACCAAAGCAGATTGATAAACCGATTGCGCCAATTGTTATTGATTTGCCGCCTGTCGCTATTGCTAATCCTTCTGACGTTGAAAAGACCCGCGTTCGTAACGCCCTTAAAAGTGGTTACAAGCTTCGTAAAGAGAAGCATGAGCGCCGCGTTATTAAGCAGCAAGAAGAGTTAAGTGATTTGCTCCGCATTGGTGGCGCTGACTTAGAGTTGACGCTGACTGTCCATCGTAAGCCTCGTCATACTGAGGTTGTCCGTCTTGTCGCTAATTTTTTTGGCGAAAGCATTGAGGACATAACGTCTGACAGCCGTAAGGCTAATCACGTTTTTGCCCGTCACATTAGCGTTTACCTAATGCGTAAAGTCGGTCTGTTTTCTTATCCTCAAATTGGCAGACTGTTTGGCAAAGATCATTCAACAATTATTAGCAGCGTCGATAAGGTCGAGCGTCTTATTCAAGAAGACGAAGACATGCGTTTTGCTGTCGGTTGTTTGTCCCGCTATCTCGTTGAAGCAATCAACGGGACGTTGAAGAAACCTGACTTCTATTGGGGCGCGTGATGAAACATTCACTTACACAAGCTTTGACTGCCGTTCGCAAAGCCAAGCATGACCAACATAGCGGTCATGTCACTGGTTCAAAGAGCGAGCGTGAGTATGTCGAGGATGTTCTTGCAACTGTCGAGTTCTGGTTAGAGCGCGCAATTGAGAGGAACAAAGAGGCCAAAGGAGACTACCGCCAATGACTAGGTTTTTTGCTACCGCCGTTGATGACGCGCGGTTTTACGAGGTCGAGTGTTCTGTCTGTCATTCCAAGTCGAAGGTTAAAAAGATTTGGCATGGAACGCATTACACGACGATGCAGGTGACGTTGATGCTCCGCCAATGGGGTTGGCATATCGCAGGCAAGCCATTTGGCGATGTCTGTCGAAACTGCCTGCGCTTTGAAGCTCATCGTCCATCTAATGACCAACATAAAACGGAGACTATTAAAATGACTGTATCAAAAGTTGCGCCTAAGATTACTCCTGCGATTAACGTAACGCCTGCCGCGCCTGTTGCGCCTGTCGTTCCTTTTAACAAGCCTCCGGAGATTACCCGCGAGGCTCGTCGCAAGATATTTTCTTCGATTGATTTTAATTACGATCCTGCGAAGGGTTCTTACACCAACGGCAAGACTGACGCGATTATAGCCAAAGAGCTTAATCTGCCGATTGCTTGGGTTAAGCTTATTCGTGACGAGGCGTTTGGGCCGGAAGGCGCTGATGACCAAACTGTCAAGCTGATTGCGGAAGCCAAAGAGCTTTTGTCGAAGTCTGACACGGACGCCAAGGTTTTATTGCTGGCTCATACTGAGTTGGTCGAGCGCATGAAGAAGCTCGAAGACCAGATTGAGAAGCTGTCGAAGCTCTATCGTTAAGGGGCTTTCGATGGCGAAGGGTAACATTTTCTTTTTTGTCCCGCATAACTTGCGCGCTGTCTATGAGGCTGTCGGTTGGCAGTATGTGGGCAAGGATGACGGTTACTCGGCGCAATACATATGGGGCGGCGAAGGCCGTCCCGTATTTCCTGACACGCCTGAGACGCGCGCCCATGCTGTCGCTGAGTTCGACGCTGTGTGGCCGGGAAGTGACCTTGATGTCTGACGCGGTGCGTTTAGACGCGCGCATTTCTGAACAGAATAGGACGGGCGAGAGAGGCGTTGACGCGCCTATTCCCGCCCTGACCACAAACGACAAGGCAAGTGTCAATCATGGCTGACCAAGAAATAGCAAAACGCTATCCATATTTCCAGTTTTATCCATCAGATTGGCGCGGCGACCCTTCGTTACGCCTATGTTCTTTAGAGGCGCGCGGCCTTTGGATAGATATGCTTTGCATCATGCACGAAGCCGAACCTTACGGTCATTTGATTGTTAAAGGGCAGCCGATTGACGAGAAGCAACTCGCAATAATGGTTGGAATTTCAAAAATTTCTGTAAAAAAATTGCTAAAAATCTTAGAAAATTCTGGAGTTTTTTCAAAACGGAATGACGGAATTATTTACAGTCGCAAGATGGTCCGTGATTTTGAAAAGCGTTGTAATAACAAGAAAAACGGTTCTCTTGGTGGCAATCCAAGCCTTAAAACGGTTAACCCCCCGGTTAAGGGTGAGGTTAAAGCCCATATACCAGATACCATATACCAGATACCAGTACCAGATACAGACAATACTAAGACGCGCGCCAAGCGCGCCGTAGTCGAAGAAGTCAGGTCTGAATTACTGACAGTCCTTCCTGCCGAAATGGCAGAAGCTTTAATCCAACATCGAAGAGCCAAAAAAGCCGCGCTGACGCCCATGGCTGCGAAGCTGCTGGTTAAGGCTTTCACTGAGCATGGCAACCCTGTCGCTGCCGTCGAGGCAATGATTGCGAATGGCTGGCAGGGCTTCAAGCCCGAATGGCTGGCGCCATCGCGCAGCAATCCCACCAAGCAAAAAATCTCCGCAATAACCGAAGCAATTTTACTTATGGATGACGACTATGGACGATCAGAAACGCATACGGTCAGCGATAGTTCACTTGTTCAACAAATTCCCCGCCTCATCAGCAATGGGTCGTGAAGACCTTGTGGCGAGGATTAAGGATTACTGCGAGACTATGGG